CAAGCAAGTCCTAATGAAGCAGGAAAAGGAAACGATCAAGCAGATCAAATCGCTAGCAGGCATGGACGTAGAGATCTGGGCCGCACAATCTATAGCCAAGGCTTTCGACAAACTGAGCATTCCTTACCCTCGCACGGAGAAGGGAGCGCCCAGCTTTACCAAATCGTTTCTGTCGGAGCATAGCCATGAGCTTGCAAAGCACATCGTCAAAGCCCGCAATCTAAACAAGACCAGCGGCTCGTTCATCGACGGCATATTAAAGTACGTGCATGACGGCAGAATCCACAGCCACATCAATCAGCTAAGATCCGACGACGGGGGCACCGTTTCAGGCCGCATCTCCATGAACTCGCCCAACCTACAACAGATCCCGGCCCGCGACCCAGAGCTAGGCCCCATGATCCGTTCGTTGTTCCTCCCAGAAGAAGGACAGCAGTGGGCGGCCATAGACTTCTCTCAGCAGGAACCACGGATCTTGGTTCACTTCGCCAAGAACTACGGCGACTACAAGAACATGCCCATGGAGGGCGTAGAAAGCTTTGTAGACGGCTACCGTAACAACCCGGATATGGACTTCCATAGTATGGTCAGCGAGATGGCGAGCATCCCGCGCAAGCAGGCTAAAGTGATCAACCTTGGCATGATGTACGGCATGGGCGTCAACAAGCTCTCCGACCAGTTAGACCTATCCGTGGACGAAGCTAAGGCGTTAACGCAGAAGTATCACAAGCGCGTACCGTTCGTGAAAGGGCTGATGAAAGGTGTACAGAACAAGCTTGACGACCCACGGTCCTCGGGCAGTCTCCGCTCACTACGCGGCAGGAAGTGTCGCTTTGACCTGTGGGAGCCAAACAGTTTTGAAATGCACAAGGCGCTTCCTCGCGAAGAAGCACTCGCGACCCACGGGCCAACGACCAGTTTGCGTCGAGCTTACACGTACAAGGCTCTAAACCGCTTGATACAGGCCTCTGCCGCAGACATGACTAAGCAGGCGATGGTAGACGTTTGTGAAGCGGGTTTTATTCCCATGTTGCAGGTGCATGATGAACTGGCTTTTTCTGTAGATAGCCCGGAGCAAGCCAAGGAGCTTGCTGAGATCATGGAAAACGCGGTGCCTTTACAGGTGCCAAACAAATGTGACGTAGAAGTAGGCCCAAGCTGGGGCGAGTGTGAGGATCTCATTAATGGCTAATATCAGGACCGCATCTAAAGTAGGCACCATCTACTACGACCTGTACGACGGCGAAGGCTTCATTGTTTTAAACGACCGTTGGTTTGTTCTTTTGCCCGACATTTGCGAGCTAGATGTGTTGCAAGACCTGATTGCCGACCTAACTGAGATGTATGACGATGTCCATGCAGAAACGTTTTCTGAGGTTGATCCAGACTAGGATCATCCGTATACTCTCTTATACCAAACTAGGAGAAGTGTAATGGACACTACCAAATGGAAATCCGTGCTGTTGCCGCGTGACGTTTACGAAGAGCTAGTAGTGATTGCTCGCGTTGAAGGGCGTACAATTAGTGGACAGCTTCGCTACATTCATGAGGGCTGGAAGATGGCAAATCTGTCAGACGGCGATCAGGAGTACATTGCGGAGCAAGTTGATTCGTTTAAAAAGGAGAATGGCGTAGACCTTACGTCCAAGAGCTTTTCAATATGAGTCAGTTCACAACCATGCAGGCGGAGTTTGACAAGGCGCTAAAGAAGCTTGAGAAAGCTTATGACAGCGGCGAGCAGATCGACCGGACAGACTTCGACAAACTGCATATTTGGCATGAGTTTCTCAAAACCAAGCTAGACGCGGAGAGAGAAAAGAATGCCAGAGAACTCGGATAACGTTAATTGCCCCGCCCACTATAACCAAGGTGGGATTGAGTGTATCGACGCTATCAAAGCCAGCTTGACCTCCGAAGGGTTTCAGGCCTATCTTAAGGCGTCTTCAATGAAATACCTTTGGCGTTACGAACACAAAGGAAAACCCGTAGAGGATTTGAGGAAAGCAAAATGGTTTCTGGTACGTTTGATAGGGGAACTGGAAAGTGGTGGTTTGGAATAGCTTCCGATGAAGTAAAGATCGCCATAGAAGCCGCACATCAAATGGCCGACCGTTTTCAAAAGCCCGTTGCAATCCAATCCGACCTGTCGGTTGTTTTCGCAGATAAAGCCGAAAAAGAAGTGCTTGAAATCGTCAGACCGTAGTGATAGCTTGGGGTGTGACATGTTCTTTTACATGTCACTCCTAAAACGTTTGATTAGGGTTGATGTTAGACTCCCAAAGTGAACATGTTACAACCCGGCCCCGCGCAATGCGGGGCTTTTTTTGCGTCAAATCTTTTCATATGTTAAGGTATCCAACCAATGCAGATGAGGCGCATACGTGCAGTTAATCGACGCGATTGATATGGGTACAGCAAAAGCCTACAAGAACGAACGCCGGTGCTACATAGGCGCAAGCAACGTGGGCAACCCCTGCCACGCCTTTCTTCAATACAGCCTGCGCGGCTACCCGCAAAATCCCCCACCACCCGCAGTCGTGCGGATCTTCGCCCTCGGCCACTATCTGGAAGAAGTTGTTGTCGAAGACCTGAAGATGGCAGGGGTCTACGTTCAGGAAGTCGATCCAAAAACCAAAATGCAATGGACGTACACGGCCCTCGGTGGACACCTACGCGGCCACGCCGACGGCGTCATCAACAACGGCGAGTCGATGCAGATCCTTGAGATCAAGTCGATGAACGAAAAGAAGTGGCGCACCTTTAAAAACTTGGGGATCGAAAAAAGTCACCCAATCTACTACGACCAGATGCAACTCCTCATGGGACTGTCTGGCTTTACATCCGCATGGATGGTGGCGTACAACAAAAACACCTCCGTGTATCACGCACAGAACGTCCCGTTTGACGAACCACGGTTCAAGGACCTGTTGCGTAAATCCCTATCCGTGGTCCGTGGCTCGTCCATTACTCGCATCTCAGACACCCCGAATTGCTTTGAGTGCAAGTACTGTAACTACAAGCCGCACTGCTGGCCCGACGGTGAACAACCCCTTCCCCTCTCCGTCGAATGCCGAACCTGTCGTCACGCCAAACCGACAGCGAAACGCAAGTGGTATTGTACGCTACACAAGTCACGGGCCACGGACCCCTGTTCACAATGGTCAAAGTTGCAACCGGAATGACCATTAAACGAATCCACGTAAACCAACACGTCATTCGCCGCAACAAAAAAACCGGCGAAAGAGAACCAGTGATTACGGTCAAAGAGGGTAAAAGTAATACCTACGGCCACAGCGTCACGGTCCACGGGCCTAGCACCGTTGTTTATTCTCCTGATAAACCGTTGCCTTGCGGCGCGCAGGTGTGGGTTGAAACTACAGCAGAGGTTGACATTGCATGAGTACAAGCGGAGACATTTGTTGGTGGTGTCGCGGAAAGCTGATATGGGGCGGCGACCATGACGTAGAAGACGACGACTTCTTTGACATGTCCAGTAACCTGACCTGCTCCGACTGCGGCGCACACGTTATTTATTACCGACCTATTGAGGAGGAAAATCCTGATGGCTAACAAAAAACGCCGCGCCCGTGGCAAAGACGGACGATTCATCGCGGACAACCCCGAGACGGAAGTCAACGAAGCGTGGGAACAACCGCAAAACGCCACCGTCTCCATAACCGCGCCCCCTGCGGCGGAGGGAGATTCATCCAAAAAACTCCACCGCATTGTAGAACCCGAAAAAGGTTTAATGGGTTGGCAAGGATACTTCGCGTTGTTTGTAATTTTTTTGATTATGTCCTTGATTGGGCTTAATTAATCGCGTATATCTAACCCCCGAGATTAATCGCATGTGGGGGCAGGCGATTGGATCGGCTTACTTGCAGGATTTGCAAGAAAAGAAAAGCTAAAAAAAACTTTGGCGAACGCTACCACTCCGGTACATATCAGCGTGGGCGGCCCATCTGTGCCGACTGTGACTACAAGCTCCAAGTTGATTCCGTACACAAATCACCACGCAACTACCTGTCATCACGGCTCAGGGACATGAAGCAACGCGTCAAACGATACGAGATAGAATTTGACGAAAGGGTTGACTTAGATTTTCTATACAATTTGTTTGAAGAACAGCAAGGACTGTGCGCCCTATCCGGCCTGCCCATGACATGGATGCACGAAGGACTGTCATCGAACCACGGCTCACGGCGCGGGACCAATGTTTCTATCGACAGGATTACCCCGGATAAAGGCTATGTGCCCGACAACCTCCGACTCGTTTGCGACCGCGTCAATAAAATCCGATCCAATATGTCCGACGGCGACCTGTACTTTTGGTGCGCCCTACTGACAAAAGCGTTCAACTCCCCATGAAGTAACAGGCCAGCGCCGCAACCGTCACGCAAACCAAAGGCACTACATACTCAGGCAAATCATCCACTCTTCACTCTCCGCGCCGCCTCTTCAATCAACTGAAGGCGACTAGCGTAAAACGACTCATCACGCTTTTCTATCTCCGGCGCACCTTCCTCAAAGAGCAACTCCGCCTCTTCTTCCAAGTCGTCCAGAACCAAATCGTCCCAATCGTCTTCTTCTCTACCCATGACTCTTCCACTCCTCAACACTGGTCACCCAATCCATCGGTATCGCAATCTCAGCGTCCCCCTCTTCCACCCGACCGTCCTCATCTAACAAAACGTGCGGGCACAGCAAAAGACGCCGCTCGTCCTGATGAAGGATCACACCACACGACATCACCTCCGCCTCCCGCGTCTCCTTCATCTCCTCAACCGAACGCCAACCACTACGGGTCCCGCCACACGCATCACGCCACTTGACCAAGAAAATCCTCGGCATCATCTCGCTATCCCCCCAGATATAAGATAGAGTTGGTTCTTCTATTGAAGTAGACTACTACAGTCCGCCGGGAGAGTCTGATATGGGATTGGCAATTGATTCAGAAAAAAGAGTAGATGTCGCCAAACTGCTAGAAAGTAGCGACGACTTCCGCGAGTTCGTAGCCAACGCCCTGCAAAACGAAATCTGGTTGGGCGACGAACAAAGCAAACACCTGATGGGAACCCTCATGGCCGACGACGAACAGGAATTCATCATGTGCCTCTGCCAAATCGGCTTCATCGTCTACACCGATTACCTCATCGAAACCCGCGACCAGTTCAAGCACAAGAACTTCCACTAATGCGACACTGCTACGTCTGCAACCGATGCGGTGTGCCCATCACCAACGCCCTGTGCGAACAGTGCCACAAAGACCGCAAAGAACGACCCGTCAAACAACAGGTAATAGAACACCTCGCCGCCATACTTTTCATGGCAGGACTCACCACCTACGTCGCTATCTACCTGTAAACTCCCGCTTGACGGGGTATCGCATACGTGCGATATTCGGGGTGTTCCATGTGGAACATCAATTTGGGAGAAAACCATGAAACCAGAAACAACCAACGACGTACCCTTAACCGAAGCAGAAGCGCAATACGGCAAGCCACAAGACCGCATCGTCAAGTTGCTCCAATTAGGCTTTAGCCGGGATGAAGTCTTTCACGACATTAGCGAAAAATGCTCTGTGTCTATTCACAAAAACCGGGCATTCAAAAAGCACCAGCAGGAACTTGCTGACCTCATCGCCCAAATAGACGACATGAATGTCTTCTCTATAGGCACCATTCCCGAAGGGGCGTAACAGTCACCGTGAACCGTGGCCCATCAGCCCCATGTCGGGAGACAGCAGGCACGGGCCACGGGCCACGGGTCTTAGTGCAGAAGTGCAGTATTTTAAGGCCTCCTTTTTTTTATATGTCCCCCTTCCGCTATTCAAATAATCTATTTTTAAGAAAAAAACCTACACTTCTACACTGTGCAAGCTTTGGGAAAAGTTGTTTTGGGTCTTAATTTCGCTATCTATATAGTGTTTTCCCAGAGAAATAAAAAATAAAAAAATAAATTCTAAATGCCCGTAACGGGCGTAACCACGTAACATGGGCCTAGAGGCCGCATAAACCCTGGATTTCTTCGTTACACGGGGGTTACACAGGGATACACTGCTTATGTTCGAGCTTGTTAATCGCCTCCGTGCTATTAGGGCTTTTGAGATTCAAAAAAATTATTTTTATTTTTCTGGAAAATATATATATAGGGAGCCAAATTAAGGTATGGTTAGCCGGACTTACTCACATACCGGGGTACTCCTGTGACGAAGAAAGCCAAGCGGTACGCTAAGGTGCTGGACACTAAGGCGGCGGCACTTCCTGAAGCAAAACGACAGCAAACCAACCGACCACCACTGGCACAAAAGCGGTTGACCAGAAGGCAGGAGCTTTTTGTCCGCGAACTTGTGTCAAAAGATGGACAGATCACAATGCGGGAGGCGGCGATCAACGCGGGCTATCCCGAACGGTCTGCCCATGTCAGGGCCTCTGAACTCACCAACCCACGAATCCACCCTCATGTCTGCCGCGCGATCCGTGAATACAGGCAGGAGCTTGACGAAAAATATGGCGTGGAATACCAGAGGCATCTCAGGGACCTCCAGATCATCCGTGACGCGGCGTTAGAGAGTGGTGCGTACAGTGCCGCAGTGCAGGCGGAATATCGCCGTGGGCAGGCACAGGGGGACATCTACGTTAATAAAACGGAGATACGTCACGGCACCATCGATCAAATGAGCAAGGAAGAGGTTATGAAGGCCTTGAACGAACTCAAGCAAACGTATGCTCCGTTAACGCATGATGCGGGAGCCGAGGACGGTGGGAATAGAACGCGGGCGCGTGAGCGTCTTTCTGAAGAGGTTCAAGATGTTCCTGATTAATTTGTGGGGAAAATTTTGGTATGGCCCTGCCACGTGGCGTCGAATGCAAGAAATGCAAAAAGGGCAGAGGTTGGTAAAACCGCTTCACATGATGTCTAGATTGGAGCGAGAGGATTTTGAGGGAATCCGAAAAAAGTGACCGATATTTTGGAAGTAAAGGCGAAGCCAAAGAAACAGCGTGAAGCCAGCTTTTGGCAATCGTTAAAGAAAGCTATCCGAGCTAACTGCCCCGATTGGTCTGCCACGCGGTTAGAGTCGAGGGCCACGTTGGGTGTGCCGGATGTCCTGATCATGGACGGCAAGGGCGATTGGCATATGGTGGAGTTGAAGACCACGCAGAATATGTCGGTGGACATCACGCCGCATCAGGTTGCATTTGCTACCAAACACGCGCGCGGCAGTTGCTGGATTGCGGTGAAGCTTTGTACTGCCACGGGCAGTGAGATCTTCCTTTATCGAGGTGACCGTGCGGTGGATCTGAAGATGGACGGATTGCGCGCCACACCCACCAAACATTTCAGCCACCCTGTTTCATACCGAAGTGTTCTCCACGCTATTGCCACTATGTGACTTATCCCATACCATGGAGGTGGGCATATGCCCTGACTAACGGAGAACGAAACATGAACGAAGATCTGTGGGAAAGTCTCTTTGATCGGATTGAAGACGAACTGAAAACGGGCGACATCCACACGCTCTATTTACTGTTGGATTTGGTGCAGGAAGATAAGTTGATTGCTTACGCGAAGGGGGAGTCATGAGCGAATTGAGATTAGCGGTGTGGACCGTGGAGTGTGGCGAGCGGTGCCGGTGGTTCCCTGATCATGCGTCTGCGAAGGAATTTGCGAACAATGAGTGGGACAAAGAAACGGACGGTGTGCCCTTTGTTCAATCGAAAACCATTTGGGATGTGGAAGAGGTCTGCGAGATTCTGAACAACATTGAATCGTTTGCGGACAATGCGCCTGCTCCCGCTGAACTGAGGATCATGCGATGACGCAAACGGTAGGCGAAGCCGCCGAGGCCAGATACGCTGGCTTGACTTACGATCATGCCCTGCCGCAGGGCTGGGTGGATCAGTGCTGTGAGAAAGGCCTTGATCCGCGCGGCCATTTCGTTTGGCTTTACGACGATTATGTCGGAAGGCCTGCCCCCATCACTGACGAGGGGGATCGGATTGTGTCCCTGCTCGCCCGTGATCCGTAGGCGCTAGCACCTACGCCAAGCCGCCTTCGGGCGGCTTTTTTGTGAGCGCCGTTTTTGGTGTCAAGCTTTTTTTTCATCGCCCGCAAACCCGCACCACTGCTAGACCGCTCTTCGGTCAAACCCCCGATTTGGGCCGAAATTGAAATTTTAAAAAATGGCGTATGTTATAATATGCGAATCAAGTCCAAGCGACTTCGATGCTCTTTAACAACGCTGGCCTAGCACCGAGACGCGAGTCCGCTATCGGATGGCAACTTCTCAAAAACTTCATTTTCACTTTGGGAGAAAAGCAATGACTAACCTTTATCACTCTAAGCCGTTCTACACCATCAGCCCTAACTCTTACCGTGGGGGCAATTATGAAACGGGGGTACGGATCGGTCATAAAGAGCGAAAGGCTTTGTACGCCACGCTTAAAGAGCATTTTAAGCAGGGCGGCGACACAAAGTTTAAAACGGAGCAGGAAGGCTTAGATGCCCTAAAAGCCGCTGGTCTATCGCTTGATGATTATTCCGTTTGCGAAACCTGTTCGGTAAGCTTCGGCTGGTAAAACCAAACCCCGCTTCGGCGGGGTTTTTTGTGCCCAAAGAAATTTTAAAAAGAGCGTTGCAGGGCGGGGCGGCGTATGCGATAGTTCGGGTGCGGCAATCCTGCCGCGTACTTTGGGAGAAGTAACCATGCAACATACGATTGAAAATTCAGACAACACCCTGACCCGTTTGCTTCAGCAGGTACAGGACCAAGCCGCCAGATCTCAGGATTTTCTGGCACCCACTAACCAGCTTCAACTGCACACCGGTGACCGGGGTGACGGTAGCAAGGTCAGCCAGATTGTTTTGGAGCAGTCGGGCGGGGCACCTACTCAGATCCTGACCGCCAACGATGTGGCGTTTGACCAGATCAGTCAGCGCGCCGGTATCGATGTCCGGACTGCCCGCCGCCTACAGCAGGATTACTCCACCGAATTCGATGGACTGATTAACGCTATCTGGCAGAAAGAACCGGCGGTGCGAATGATCCGCACGTTTCAACACGCGGCCCATGCCAACCTTGGGGAAGCGAGAGGATTTTTGAGCGACAAGTTCAAAACTTTCGACAATGTCCACCTGTTGCAGTCGGCCCTGCCGGAATTGATGGATAGCGATGCCCAGTGGCAAGTGGTAAACGGGACGGTGACTGACAAGCGCCTGTACCTTCGCCTGAAGTCAGCGGTGATCACTGGCGAGGGCGCGGCGGTTGGCGACATCATGGCGCTCGGCATTGGCATGAGTAACAGCGAAGTCGGGTGCGGTAGCGTTAACGTTTACCAGATGTTCTGGACGCTGGCCTGCCTGAACGGAATGCAGACCGAAAAGCGCACACGCAAGTCTCACATTACCGGCGCGCGTGGCGATGCTGATACGTGGGGCCTGCTGACAGATGAAGCGAAGGATGCGGACAATCACGCGTTGGCGCTTCAGATGCGGGATGTGACTAAGGCCTACGCTAGCCGCGAATCATTCGATGAGGTGCTGGAAAAAATGAAAACCGCGCATGAGGACAAAGTCGAAGGCTCCCCGCAGTCGGCAGTCGAGGCCATGGGCAAAGTGCTGGCGCTGACCAAAAAGGACACTGCTAGCTTGATGGACGGCTTGCTCGCCACTATCGGGCAGTCGGGCTATGCCGGTCAGCCAGTAACCCGCGCCACCATGGTGAACGCGGTCACGGCGGTAGCGCATCAGGCGGACGCGGATAGCGTGGACGATTGGCAGAAACTGGGCGGGCGCGTGTTGGATTTGCCCCGTTCCGATTGGCAACGCGTGGCGATGGCCGCCTAACTTACACTTCCCAAAGTGTGCCCCGTTTCGGCGGGGCTTTTTTTTGCCCGCAAGGTATGCGATAGTCCGACTGCCGCAATGTTGCGGCGAAACTTTGGGAGAATTTGTTATGGGAACCACAGTCACGATTGAGGATTTTGAATTAGATAGCGGAACCGTTTATTGCGACCGCCCATATGACATTGTCGAAATCATGAGTAACAGCGGGATTACGTTAGATGATGTGATTCATGAGGCGGTAAGCTCGGGATGGGAATCACCGGAATTGGATTTTGATGCAATTACCGATTGGATTCCGGCAGGCCATGCAACGGATACGCAGTTGACCGATCTAGCGTACCGCATCGCCCGCGAATTATTGAGCCGTTTGGATAGTGTCCGCCAATGCGCGGACCGGCATTTAGAAACCAACCGCCAAAACGTGGAGCGCATCCGCGAACTGGAACGCGCCGCCGGACCGGATGCCGCGACAGCGTAGGCAACCCCGCCCCGATAGCCCGCCATCCGGCGGGCTTTTTTTTGCCCAGCGTATGCGATACCCTGAGCGGGCCGCGATTGGCGGCGACACTTTGGGAAATTGATATGCAGTTACTTGATACTCGGGGCGCAAACCCCAAGCTTAAAAAAACGGCGGAACTGGGGAACGTGTTCGGCGCGTTCCGTTATGCGGGCTTATCGCTTTACCCCGATGCGGAATTGTGCCCGGCATCAAAAGCGGCGGGATGCGCTGACACTTGTTTGGCGGATCAGGGGCGCGGGCGGTTTGATAACGTGCGCGAAGGGCGACAGCGGAAGGCGGCATTCTTTCGCGAGGATCGCGCGGCTTTCCTTGATCAACTTCACCGCGAGCTATCCAATTTTGAAAAGCTTTGCGAGCGCGAAGGGCGGCGGGGCGTGGTCCGGCTTAATGTTTTATCTGACATTCGCTGGGAACATTACGGGATACCGCAAGCGCACCCCAATCTTTTTATGCTGGACTATACAAAGCGGGCGGACCGGCTTTGCAAAACCCCAGACAATTACCGGCTGATTTTCAGCTATAGCGGGCGGCCCCAGTACCGCCGCCAAAATGAAAAAGCATTAGCGACCGGCTTACCGGTTGCGGTTGTATTTCGCGGCGGCTTGCCTGCTAATTTTCTCGGGCGGCGCGTTATTGACGGTGACCGGTCCGATTATTTGAACGCTACCGAAGGCACTGGGTGCGTTGTGGGACTAACCGCGAAGGGTAGCGCCCGCCATGATCGCGGCGGCTTTGTGATCGATAACCCCGACTTGATCGGGGCCGCGTCATGAGTGCCGTTTTTCACTGGGTGAAGGCGCTGGGGCAATGGCACCTAGCCGATACCAGCGCGGCGGAGACGCGGTGCGGCGCGCCTATGCTGGGTAATAATCACGCCCGCCGTATTCCCGAGGGCGAGCGCCGCAAGTGCCCCAAATGTTGGGGGACCGGACCGGACCGGATCTGATCGCCACACTGGCACCGATAGCCCGCCCCGAGCGGGCTTTTTTGTGCCCGCTGTTTGTCCGTTTTCACTTCCCACAAATTGTGGGGTTATTACCTGCCGCCACTGACAAAAGTTGTATGCGCCTGGCTGCATACGTAATGGCGCAACCATGCGGGCTAGGCGTTCAAGTAATTTATGAGCATTCCGCCGCAAGCGATCCGGTAACACGTGGCGCGGGGGCCGCGCCCCGTGCGCCCTGCCGAACGTACCGCGCCCCGTGGGCGCTGGGCCGCCGATCCGGCCCCAGTGCGGCGGGCCGCGTATCCGGTTTCGCACCCTGCGGTGACCGGATAACTTCCTTAAATTACCATTTAAGCCAGTTAGGGCAGGGACCCGTGGGACCCAGTCGCGGACCGCGTCATTACTGGCGTTCAGCGCGGCCCGTGGCGCGCGATCCGCGCGGCGCGGCGGCGGCCCGGCGAGCGGCATCAAGGTGCATGTTTTTCACAAACAGTACTGAGATAAAACGATACGAGTTTGAAAAAACCCGTAAGTGGGAAGAAAGGTAACACTTTGTGTTACCGTGATACGAAAAGTAACACTTAGGAGTCCCGAGGCCCAAAAAATTATAAAAAAATTTCAAACCTACGGTGTCTTATATGCTTTAATAGTTTTCTGTAATTAGAAGAGCGTCCTATATGTCAGTTGAGCGCATTTCAGATGAGGAAGCCGAAGAGAAAATCCTGAAGCTTGAGTACCGTTTGGCGCAGATTGAGCAGGTCGAAGCGTGTCAGGGGAACTTTTTGAGCTTTGTCCGTTCGATGTGGCCCGAGTTCATTGCGGGTAGGCATCATCGGATCATGGCCGAGAAGCTTGAACGGGTGGCCAGCGGCGAATTAAGGCGTCTGATCATCAATATGCCCCCTCGACACACCAAATCTGAGTTCGCGAGCTTCCTGTTTCCTGCTTGGATGATCGGGAAAAAGCCTTCGATGAAGATTATTCAGGCGACGCACACCACTGAACTGGCGGTCAACTTTGGTCGAAAGGTCAAAAACCTGCTTGAACGCGAGGATTATCTTGAGATATTTCCCGACGCCGCTCTGTCGGCGGACTCAAAAGCCTCGGGCCGTTGGGATACTGCCCGTGGCGGCATGTATTACGGCGTGGGTGTTGGCTCAAACTTGGCGGGCCGTGGTGGTGATTTGATCATTATTGACGATCCGCACTCTGAGCAGACGGCGATGTCGTTGAATGGATTTGATGATGCGTGGGATTGGTACACGGGTGGTCCTCGACAGCGTTTGCAACCGGGCGGGGCCATCATTGTGGTGATGACAAGGTGGTCTGAGAAGGATTTGACGGGTCAATTGATCCGCGCGCAGGGTCGGGATGCTTTGGCGGACAACTGGGAGGTCATTGAGTTCCCGATGGAGATGCCTTCTGGCAATCCTTTGTGGCCTGAGTTCTGGTCTTTTGAGGAGATGCAGGCGGTTAAGGCGTCGATACCGTTACCGAAGTGGAATGCTCAGTATCAACAAAACCCCACCGGCGACGAAAACGCGATTATTAAGCGGGAGTGGTGGAAAACGTGGGACAAGCAACAAATTCCGCAGTTGCAGTATGTAATTCAGAGCTATGACACGGCGTTTTCCAAGAGTACGCGGGCGGACTACAGTGCGATTACGACGTGGGGCGTGTTTTATCCTGAAGAGGGGCAGGTTTCGGCGTTAATTTTGCTTGATGCGAAGAAGGGGCGTTGGGATTTCCCGGAACTGAAGCAAATGGCTATGGAAGCGTACAAGTTTTGGGAGCCTGAAACGGTCATTATTGAGGCCAAAGCGAGCGGGATGCCGTTGACGCATGAATTGCGGAATATGGGCATTCCTGTGGTAAACTTTACGCCTAGCCG